GTGGAAGGCGACGACCTGCTCGCCCACTTCGCCGCGAAGGACTGGAAACCGGAGACACGCAAGGGCGCGAAGAACGCCTGCGTCAGCTATTTCCGATGGCTCAAAGCGTCCGGCCGCAGCGAGGCCGATCCGAGCGAGTTCCTGCCCACCGTCAAGCGTCCCGAGCCGCATCCCCGCCCATGCCCGGACGTGGTGATACTCGCCGCGCTGCGCAAGGCCACGGACGGCGAACGGCTCATGCTGCGCCTCGGCGCCGAATGCGGTTTGAGGCGCTTCGAGATCGCGAAGGTGCACAGCCGCGATGTGATGCGCGACCTCGTGGGCTGGAGCCTCGTGGTCGTGGGCAAGGGCGACAAGCAGCGCATCGTGCCCATCGGCGACGACCTCGCCCTGCTGATCCGCTCCGCCAACGGCTATCTGTTCCCCGGCCGATGGAGCGGCCACGCCGAATCATCCTACGTCGGCCGACACCTGAGCGACCTCTTGGGCGACGGATGGACGGCGCACAGCCTGCGCCACAGGTACGCGACAACGACCTACGCCGCCACACGAGACCTGCTGCTCGTCTCCAAGCTCCTAGGCCACGCCTCGGTCGAGACCACGCAACGGTACATCGCCATGCCCGACGACCGCCTGCGCGCCGCAGTGGAAGCCACGCGCCTCGCCGCATGATGTTGTATTGATGTCATATTGATGTATAATAGACGTATTAGGAGGTTTGATGGAGTTTGAATACGATCCGGCGAAGAGCGCGAAGAACCTCGCCAAGCATGGCATCGACTTCGAGGCGGCCCAGCGCATGTGGGACAACTCGAAGACGGTGACGCTGACCGCTCCCAATCCCGGCAACGACGACGTGCGCTACATCGTGCTCGGCATGATCGACGGCAAGCACTGGACGGCGATCACCACCAAGCGCGGCAAACGCATCCGCATCATATCCGTGCGCAGATCACGCAAGAACGAGGAGGCATACTATGACAGCCAAGACTAAGCCCGACGCCAAGGCGATCACCAGCGACCAGCTTGAGGAGATGTTCGACAACGGCGACGACATCCTCGACTACGTGGACATGAGCAATCCCGTGGTCGAACATCACCCCCCGCTGGAGAAGCGCATCACGCTCACGATGCCCGCATGGATGGTCGGCGAACTGGACGAGGAGGCCGCCGATCTGGCGATCAGCCGCAACGCCGTCGTCAACACATGGATCGCCGACCGCCTGCGCACCACGCGACGCCGCGAAACGATCCACGCCTAGCCCTTAAACGACGAAAAGCCCCCGAGCCATACCGTGAGTGCGGTAGGTTCGGGGGCTTTGTTATGTCAGGCCTTGGATGCGCGGGCCTTGAGGGTGCTTGCGCCGATGACGACGCCGATGGTCAGGGCGACGGCGTTGATGGTCGTCGCGGCCGGATCGGCCCACGTCCAGCCCCATACGGGGCCGAGGGTCTGCACGAGCACGCCGATGGCCGGCAGCACGATCAGCGCGACCCATTTGAGCACGTCATAGGCTCGGTTCGGCAGCAGCCAATCGGGCACGGTCGGCTCCGTGCCGGCGGTCTGGGGGTCGGTGTTTTCGTCGGTCATATTGTCCTCGATTCTGTGATTTGGAACCTAGGAACCCCGCCCGGCCAAGGTGCAGGATTCCCAGGTTGGGTTCGGGTTCTCAGTAGTTCAGTAGTGCAGCACTTCGCCGGGGTAGATCACGTTGGGGTTGCCGCTGCGATAGCCGGTGAGCTGCGTGTAGCCGATGCCGAGGCGGGCGGCGATGCCGCTGAGGGTGTCGCCGCTGCGCACGGTCACGGTGCGGGTGGCCGGTGGGGCGTTGCTGCCGGTGGCGACGCTGCCGCCGCCGTTGTAGGTGACGACCTGACCGGGATAGATCAGGTTGAGGTTGCCGCTTGGCACGCTCCACCTGGACAGCGGCCACAGGCCTGTGCGCGAGGCGATGCCGCTCATGGTGTCACCAGAGCGGACGGTCACGCGGGTCGTGTTGGCCTGCGTGGTCTGCTGCGTCGCTACGGTCGCGGAGCCGAGGCGCTGGTTGACTATCGCCATTACCTTGTCGTAGTTCGCGCCGAGCGCGTCGCGGCGCTGCTGGCCGTTGCCGTAGTCGCCACGGATCGTGGCGGTCGCGAGTGCCTGTAGGTCGATGGTCTGGGTCGGCGGCTTCTCGGTCGGCGGCGGGGTTACGGGCTTGGCTGCGCCGGCGGGGTTGGCGTAGGCCTGCCACTGGGATGCGTCGCCTCGGAAGTAGTTGAGGTCGAGCGGCCCGTTGTAGCCGCTGATCCATCCGTTGGAGGTGTACTGGCGCATGGCCTCGCCGTAGATCGCGTAGTTCCACGGTCGGCTCTGGTAGCCGGTGGGCGCGTTGCTGGCGTACTGGGCGACCCACAGGCCGCAGTTGGCGCGCACGTCGCCGGGTATCTGGCCCAGCGCGCTGGCCTGCACGTACACCATCGGCCATACGCCGGTGAGCGTGTGGACGCGCTGGACGAACCGGCGAACCCAGTCGGAATTGCCCCACTGGGCGTTCTGATAGGACTCCCAGTCGAGCACGAGCACGGCCCTGCCGATGTAGTCCCTCGCCCGGCCGACGAAGTAGTCGGCCTCGGCCTCGGCGTTGTTGCCGCCGGCGTAGTGGTACAGGCCGAGGCTCTTGCCCCGGTCTGTCACGCACTTGGCCTGCGTGCGCCAACTGGAGTTCTCGAAGCCGATGCCCTGGGACACCTTGACTACGGCGAAGTCGTAGCTTGCGGTGCAGGTCACGTTAGCGGCCTGCCAGCCGGACACGTCGATGCCGACCATGTCGGCCATCGCGATCGCCGGCGTGCACGCGAGCAGCACGGCGAACAGTGCCGCGATGAGGGCCTGTAGCGGCTTGCTTTTGTTCTTGATTTTGCCCATTCGTTTTCCTTCCTGTGTTGGGTGGGCATATGAAACAGCCCCCGCCGGGATGTCCGGCGAGGGCTAAACCTTCTTGGGGGCTATCGGCGCGTCCTGTATGTCCTGGTTGACTTGGGTGCCGTGCCCGTTGCCGCCGAGGCTGTGGTAGCTGTCGTAGACGAGCTGCGCGGTCCGTTTGGCGGTGTTGTCGGCGATGCCGTCGTTGGCGACCATTTCGCGCTGCATCTGTTCGAGCTTGCACAGCAGGAGCACGCGCACGCCGGTCTGCATGGCGTCGGATTTGCGTCGGTAGCCGCGCCACCAGCCGAGCATGTATCCGCCCAGGGCGGTGATGATGCCGGTGGCGGCCCAGACAGTGAGCTGCTGGGCTATGGGGTTCACTCTCCGCTCCCCTCGTCGAGGCCGGCGATGTATGCCCGTACGGCTTCGCGGCCCGCTTCGGGCACGTCGTCGATGGTCTTGCGGCCGGCGATGACGAGACGGGCGTAGACGCGGATCATGGCTTTGCTCATGCTTCACCCCCTGACAGCAGCTGGTAGATTTCGGCCAATGCCTCGTCCTGATCGAGGCTGGACGCCTCCAAGCCGGCGAGGCGCTGACTGTCCGATTTGGATGCCTGCACGCAGTCGAGCCAGATGCTGTCGGCCTGTTCGATGGCTTCCTGTTCGGTCAGGTCGCGGATCGTGTAGGCTTCGTCGGCGGTGTATTCCGTCCATGCGGTTTCGCCGTCCCCGTGCATGACGGTGGTGATGTTGCGGCGGATGCGGATGTCCGCGAGGCCGTCGCCGCGCGGGTAGTAGCTGACCTCTTCGAGGGGTTCGAGGCTGGATACGGTCTGGAGCATGGGTTTTCCTTCCTGTGTTGGGTGGATAAATACCGGGTTGCGCGGCGCATGGTGTGGTCGATGCGGTGGCGTCGCCGGTATCGGATGCTGTTGCTGTTGCGCAGGTATCCGTAGTAGGAGCAGCAGCGTCGCGCGAGCTGTTCGGTCATGGGCCGGCGTCTGGCGCGGTTGAAGGTGCGGCGGGCGCGGAGGAACACGCCGCTGCGGATGTTGACGCGGCCGTGGGGTCGGAACGTGTAGCCGACCATGTCGATGGGTTCGAGGTCGAGGCGTTTGCAGTTCCATTCCTCGTGCACGTCGAGTTTGAGCGCGTCCTTCAGGTAGCGGACGATGCGGCGGGCGGCGATCTTCAAATCTCGTTTGGAGGTGCCAATGAGCAGCAGGTCGTCCATGTACCACAGTTGGTGCGTGATGAGCCGGCGGCGGGTGATCTCGCCGGTGCGCCAGCTGGTGCGTTCGATGGTCATGGCCGGCGATTCGATCCAGTGGTAGGCGTGGCTGAGGTAGTAGTTGGCGAGCCATTGGCTCAGGTAGCTGCCGATGTTGAGGCCGTTGTCGCCTTGGTACCGGTCGATGAGGTGGAACACGAGGCGCAGCAGGATCGGGTCGCCGACGTCGCGCGTGAGCATCGCCTTCAATGTGGGGCGGTCGATGCTGGGATAGTATTTGCGCACGTCGAGCTTCACGAACCATTTGCTGGATCGTTCGCGTGTCCATCGTTTGATTGCGCGGCGGGCGTCGATGGTGCCGCGATTGGGGATGCTGGCGGTCTGCCATCGGCCCACCTTCGCGTCGAACAACGGCTGGAGGGCCATGACGGCCACATGGTCGTAGATTTGGTGGCGTACCGATTCGCGGCCGATGACGCGGTGTTTGCCGCTGATCGGTTCGACGCGGTTGAAGTACGTGATCCTGGTGTCGCGGTATCGGCCTTCGCGTATCTCGTCGGCGATCCGTTCGGCGAGCCGGTCGAGGTCGGGGTGGGTTTCGAGGAAGCGGGTCACGTCGCGGCGGGACCGTTTGCCCTTGAGGTAGTGATCGATCGCCCTGCGGACGAACATGGGCGTGGCGCAGCGGGTGTGCTTGCAATGGGTTTTCAGAGCGTTTCCTATCTGGACTATGCCGGCGTTCGACGGTGCTGGATGGGTTCGCCTACCGGCCGGGTGCTCGGTTTGATTTTCGGCTGGGCCGTGGCTTGCCCTCTCACTGGCTGGCGTGGAGGGTAGTTGTGGCGTAATGGCGTATATGCGTTGACAGGTTCCTGATATGCGGCCCCCGATGTTCCACCTGCGATTCGCGAGGTCGTTCCTGAGGTTCGCGGCGAAAGCGCCGCAGGCAGCCCCATCCCTGAGGTTGCCGAAGCGCTGCACCACGCACGGACGTCGGAGGCGTACCGCCACAAATCCCAAAGAGTTGCGAAACGTAGAAAGGGGGCTTTCGCCCCCTCGCTTCGCTTCACCCCCCATCGCACTGCGGCTACGCCTTCGTGCGACCGAGCGCAGACAGGCGGCCCCCGATGTTCCACCAGCGACGCGCGAGGTCGTTCCAGAGGAACGCGGCGAAAGCGCCGCAGGCAGCCCCATCCCAGAGGCTGCCGAAGCGCGGCACCTGTCGGAGGCCTTGGGATGTGAGCGGGTTGGCTCCGATGGCGTCGCACATGCCGGTGGTGCTCGTCGCGTTCAGGCCCGTGGGGATGATGACGCCGTTGGACAGGGTGAAGTCCTCGGCGTAGCGCCATGAGTCGTTCGTGGTCTTGTCGCGTGCGGTGAATTCGCCGATCTTGGTGTAGTTCGCCGTCGAGGTCTTGGATGCCTTGGTGATGTCGAACACGCGGTAGAGTTCGATGCGGCCGAGGTTGTCGTTGTCCTTGACGGCGTTGGCGATGAGGTCGGCGTCGCTCTCGTAGATGCCGTTGAACAGTTCGATGCCCTGTAGGCGGATGGGTTGGTGGTTGGCGGCGAACGCGGCGGATGGGCGGCCGTCGGTGCCGAGCAGCTTGTCGGTGGCCCCGGTCTTCCACGGCATGCTGTTGACGAAGCATGCGGTGGTCGTGGTGATGGCGTCGCCGTCGAGGTTGAGGGCGGTGTTGCTGGCGTCGATGGCGGTCTTGCTCAGGATGGTGCGCGCCCGGGCGGCGCTGTAGTTGCCGGCGTTGTTGCGTTCCTTGTCGGTGCCGACATTGACGGTGCTGCCGACGTCGAAGTTGTTGGCGTAGCTGGTGGCGATGATGACGCGCTTGACGCCGGTTTCGGCATTGGTGACGGCGGTCTGCGGCGTGTACTGCCAGCAGCCGCCGAGCACGTCCGAGTTTTTGGTGGCGTATTTGAGCATGAGCATGAGCTGGACATAGAAGGTGTCGCCTTGGCAGCGGCCGGCGTATCCCTTGCCCTTCTTGAGCGCGTAGTCGATGGCCCGGTTCTGCGAGCCGAACTCGCGGTCAATCTCGACGCCGCTGACGGACAGCGGCCGCAGGCTTGAGTCGAGCGAGGCGGCGTATTTGGCGAACAGCAGGCAGGGGCGTTTCGAGCCGTCTGGCAACAGCACGCCGGGCAATGGTGTGTAGCCGTCGTATTGGGTGTCGCTGTAGAGGAATTCATTGTGGGTGCTCGTGGCTTCGAGCTTGTAGTAGCCGGGGCATGTCATGACGTACACGTCGCCGTTGGTGCCGTCGCGTCTGAAGCGGGTGTCGATGCCGTCGATGGCGGTGACGTGGGGCACGCCGTCGTCGCCGATGGTGGCGTTGACGTCCCACACGCGGAAGGCAGGCAGCGCGGCGTAGTCGTCGCGGCCGGCCTTGTCGTTGGTGCTGATCTCGATGGTCAGGTTGGCGTTGTCTCGGGTCTTCACGCCCGTTGGCGTGTTGCTGTACGTGTATTTGGGAAATCTCACGCCGTACACCTTGCCGTCCTTGTGGGCGGCGAAGTAGGCGGCGATGTTGCCGTATTCGCCCTTGGTGCCGTCGTACTCGAATCGCACGCCCTTGGCGGCGTTGGCGTGCACCTTGGCGATGAGCTGGGCGGTGTCGGCGAGGGTCATGACCTTCTGCGCGTTCGCCATGATGGCTCCTTCCTGTTTATCGGTTGATGATGTCGAGCGCCCAGTCGATGTCGGACTGGGTGAGCGGCGGGATCGTTTCGGCGTCGGACAATGCCGGCGCGATCACGCTGTCGTACTGGGTGTCTATGTCGGATTGGGTCGCGAAGACCACGCCGGCGGCCGCGCTGGCGGCGATCTTGGCCTTGCAGTCGTCGGAGAGCTGCCGGTATTCGATCACGCTGGTGCGTGCCGCGTCTGCGGCGTCCTTGGCTTCGCCGGCCGCGCTGACGGCCTTGTTGATGGCCGTGGTCGCGTCGTCTATGAGCTTGTCGAGCACACCCATCTGATCCTGCGCGTCGGGCGCGGTCGCGTCGAACACGGCTCGTTCGACGATGCCGTGGAAGTTGCGCGAACAAGTCTTCGTGCCGTTGACGCTGACCTCGATGCCCATGAGGATCGCGCCGGCGTGCTGCAACGCCTTGCGCGGCACGGCGACGCGGTACGTGGCCGTGGTGGTGCCGAACACTGCCGGCATGCTCACGCGGTCGCCCAGCCCGCTGCCGGGACTGGTGTTGTAGGCGAGCGCGACGGTGATGCCGGTGGTGTCGGTGATGGGGGTGCCGTTGTCGGTGAGTTCGACGGTGATGGTGCGGCCGTTGATGTCGCCGGCGTTGAGGCGTATGTCTGCGATGTAGCCGTTGGCTAGGTCGAGTTGGATGGGTTCGCCTGCGGCTTCGCGGAAGCTGTCAAGCGTTGCCATTGTCGTCGTCCTTGTTGGATTGGTCGGTGAGGCGTTGGTTTTCCTTGGCGAGTATGTCGATCTGGGCTTGGAGTGCGGCGATCTGGACGGTGCTGTCGGCGAGCATTTCGCGGAGTTTGCCGATCATGGCCGGGTAGAGGTTTTTGTCGTCCATCAGTCGTGGCCCTTTCCGTCGTTGGTTTGGGTGAGTGATTCGATGAATCGGTCGGCGGCGTCGTTGATGTCGTCGGCGTGGTCGGCGAGGAGGTTGCCGAGTTCCGTTGGTTCGATGCCGGCGGGCAGCGCGATGGTGGTCGGGGCGTCGGTTTCGTCTTCGGCGGATGGGTTGGTGGTTGCCGTGTCCGGCAGGAGCGGGAGGCCGAGCAGGCCGCGTGTTTTGTTGCGGCCGGCGGTGAGCGGATCGTCGGGTGTATTGTCGGCGGGCGCGGTGGTGGTGTTGATGGCGTTTTCGATGGCGTTGTAGGCGCTTGTCCATGCGGTTTCGCCGGTTTGGGGGTCTGGGTCTGGTTCGCCGTGGTCTCGGACGTGGAGGATGGCGGCTACGGCTTCGGTGTCGGTTTCGATGCCGAGGAGTGTGCGCCATGATGCGATTGCGGCGAGTGGTATGGCGTCGTGGCGCATGTCGGGTGTGGGTGGCGTGGTGGCGATGGTGGTCATGCCGTCGGTGACTGCGGCTGGCGGGGTGGTGTCGGCGGTGAGTGGTCGGTCTATGAGGAGGGTGGGTTGGCCGTTGATGGTGGTGATTTGCATGGTGTCTCCTATTTTTTGAGGAATCCGATGGTGTTGAGGTAGTAGTTTTTGGTGCCGTTGAATAGGCCGCTGCTGTTTACGTTGATGGAGAGGTTGGAGACGACGCCGGTGCTGGTGTTGTAGTTCCAGTGTGAGTTGACGTCGGTGACGACCTGCTTCGGCCCGGTGGATACCCATATGATCCATCCGCTTGCCGTGCAGTCGGATACGGTGCTCCATATCAGCGCCCAGTCGTCGCCTCGGTGGTCCACGGTGGCGAACGCCTTGTATGAGCCGTATTTCGCGGGATTGGAGGATGTGAAGGTGTATTGCGTGTATTTCAAGGCTCCGATGTTTTGGCCTTCCCACCACGCGGTTTGGAAGGTGGAGCGCCCGCCGGAGAAGCCGCCGAGGAAGCCTCCCATGTACAGGTATCCGCTGTCGATGTCGGCTTGGATTCCGACCAGGCCATTGGGGTCTCGCGCTGCGAGCGTGGCGGTCGTGTCCCCGGTCTTGGGAGACCACAGACTTAGGTAGGCACGCCCATTGCTGGGATCGGTCGAGCTATAGTCCTTTTCTGCGGCGAGAAACACGGTGCCGACCTTGGTGGTGTTGTCGTCGGCCTTGCGTTCGCCGATTCTGGCGAACGCGCCGGGGTCGTGCTCCGCGCGCCGCCCGCCGTTGAACGTGAGCGCGCTGACTTCGCCCTCCTGCTGCGTGGTGGACTCGACCGCGATGTACGGGTGCCGGTACGAGCCGCTTCCGTGGTAGAACTGGATGCCTGCGCCTTCTAAGGAGTCCGTGCCGGAGATTTCGGTCTGTTTGAAACTCGGGCTGATTTGCACCCTGTTGCCGGTTCGGGCGGTTCGGAAGGTGCCGGTCAGGAGGTTGTTGGCACCGTTCCCGTCGAGGTGGACGGTTTCGTTGCCGTTGGCGTCGGTCATGACGAACTGGCCGGTGTCGAGGTTCCAGTAGGAGCGTTTGCCGGTGATGACGCCGGTCTTCATATAGGTGGCGTTGATGTACAGCAGGCCGTTGGACAGGTAGAGGCCCTGTTTTTGGCCGTTGTTGGTGAGCTTGTTGAAGATGTAGGTCTGGGTGAGTTCTCCTTCGAAGGTGTCCACGTAGCTGCGGGCGGCGGTCTCGTCGGTGCATTGCAGGCCGGTCCAGTACCAGTCGGCGTCGGATGCGGTGGCGGTGTTGCGATCGACCTGCATCCACAGGCGTGCGGTTTTGGCGTTGGATGGCACGGTGTAGCTGCCGGACACGTATGTCCAGCCGTTCGCGTTGGCGGCGGATTGGGCGATGGTCTGCCAGTGGTTGCCGTTGCCGGTGTCCGTCCAGTGGATGCCTAAGCTGCTGGTGACATTGCCGGCCTTGCGGTATGCCCAGCCGGACAGGCGGAACGTGTGGCCCCGGAACGTGTCGAGCGGCCATCCGAAGTACGTGTCTCGCACGTTGCCCAGGCGGATCGCGCTCGTGATGCCCTCGGGGTGCGCGGCGGGCATTGTCTTGGTGAGTTTGCTCGCGCCGAGCTTGTCGAGGTCGTGGTCGGGGTTGCCGTTCGGGTTGCGCACGAGGTTGCTGCCGTAGGCCATGATCGCCTCGGCGTAGGTCTTCGCGCCGGACAGTGCCGTGTCGGCCTTGGCGGTCGCGTCGCTTTTCGCGCTGTTGAGCGTGCTGGCGCCCACGCTGTCCGCGTAGGCCTTGGCGGCGGTCTGCGCGTCCGTGGCGAGCTTTTGGGCTTGGGTCTGGGTGGCGAGGCTGGATGCCTTGTTGCCGCCCACAGTGGTGTTGGCGCTGAGGCTGAATTCGCCGGTGTCCATATCCCAGAAGTTCAGGCCCTTTTTGTCGGTGAGACGGCCGGCCTTGACGAGCGCCGCATCCAGTACGCCGGTCTTCATATACGTGGCGTTCAGATACAGCAGTCCGCCGGACAGGTAGATGCCCTGCGTCTTGCCGTTGTTCGTCAAACGGTCGAAGATGCTGCGCTGGCCCAGAGATTCGTCGAGCGCGTCCACGTAGGCCTGCGCCGCCGCCTTCGCGGCATCGCTGTCCGTTTTGGACTGCGCCTTGGCTGCGGTCAGCGCTTCCGTCGCCTTGGTCTCGGCGTACTTCCTCGCCTCCGCGAGCTTGGCCGTATCGGCCGCGTCGGCCTGACGCTTGGCCTCGGTGATCGCCGCCTGCTTGGCTTGGTCGGTGTATGAGTTCGCGTCGGACACCGCGCCGTCGGCGTACTGCTGCGCGGTCTTGCCGCCGATGGTGCTGCGGGCGGACAGGCTGAATTCGCCGGTGTCCATATCCCAGAAGTTCAGGCCGGCCGCGTCAGAGAGTCGGCCGGTGAAGATGGTGTCGGCGAAGACGCCCTTGCCGTTGGCTAGCGCGCGGAAGTCCCAGTCCCCGTTCGGTTTTTTGTGGTCGGCGATGCGCCAGTAGCCGCCGCCGATGTGGATGCATTGGGTGGGGTTCTGATCCTCGGGCTTGTCGTACACGTAGATGCCTTGGCCGGGTTTGAGGTACGTGTATCCGCCGGTGGCGTTCATGATCTGGTTGATCCGGTCGATGAGGTCCTTCATGTACGGGCCGGTGCCGCCGGCGGCGCTGTTCCACGCGCCGGAGCTGGAGACGAGTTTGTCGAGCGCCTGCTGTTGGGCGGCGAGGCGCTGCGTGTAGGATTGCCGGATATTGCCGAGGGTGATCTTGGTGTCGGCGAGGCTGCCGGCCAGGTCTTCCTCGATCTGGAGAATGCGGCCTTCGAGGCGCAATGGTGTGGTGAAGCTGGTGTCGATGATCTGCACGCTGTCGCCGACGTCCGTGCCTTCCGGGTCGTATCCGGCTTGGCCGAGTGCGGTCACGTCGGCCGTGTAGCTGACGGTCGGCGTGGTGCGGGTCTTGAGCGCCGCTTTGGTGAGGTTTAGGAGTTCCTTGGGGTCTTCGCAGTCGGGGAAGTCCACGCTTGCTTCGCTGTGGTGTTTGGTGCCGTCGGCTCCCACGATGCCCCAGTTGGCGAGCGCTTGGTCGTCTTGGATGTAGGGTTTGCCGTTGTTGACGTCGGCGAAGCTGATTTTGTGGCTGTATCCGCCGGTGGCCTCGCCTTGGTCGTTGGTTTGTTCGATGCCTTTGCCCCACCCGTAGAGGCGGGTGATGACGTCGCCGCTGTCGATGTCGCGTTTGATTTGGGTGAGGTCCTTGCCGTA